CACGATTAAGACTTATCATTCCACTTAAAAGAGAAGTGACAGAGGATGAATACCCAGCTCTCGGTCGTATGGTTGCAAAGGAGATAGGGATTGATTTATTCGATGACACCACTTATGAACCTTCGAGATTAATGTATTGGCCCTCTACACCGTCAGATGGAGAGTTTGTCTTTAAAGAAAAAGATGGAGAACTGTTAGACCCAGATGGCTATCTTTCAAAATATGAAGACTGGCGGGATACTTCAATGTGGCCAGTTTCAAGTCGGCAATCTGAGGTAGTGCAAAGAAAAATAACTAAACAAGCAGATCCCTTAAGTAAAGAAGGAGTTATAGGGGCATTCTGCAGGGCCTATACCATTGAAGAGGCTATCGAAGCTTTTTTAACAGATGTATATGAGCCTAGTACTATGAATGGCCGATTTGATTATATTCCAGCTGATTCTTCAGCAGGCTTGGTAATCTATGACGGGAAATTTGCATATAGCCACCATGCTACCGATCCAGCTTGTGGAATGCTTTTAAACGCTTTTGATTTAGTCCGAGTGCATAAGTTTCGAGACTTAGATGAAAAGGTAGCAGAAAATACTCCTCCTAGCAAACTTCCTTCATTTAAAGCCATGACAGATTTGGCTTTGGAGGATGAACGGGTGAAAGAGCAGTTTGTAGAGGAAAGAAAGGCTCAAGCTGAAAGAGAGTTTGTCGATGAAGATTGGGAAAAGCAGTTGGAGATTGATAAGACAGGAACAGTTAAGAATACCCTAAGGAACTTGATTTTGATACTTGAAAATGATCCTAATCTGAAAAGCATTGTGTTTAATCAGCTTTCAGACAGCCTTGAAATAAAAGGAGATGTTCCTTGGCCACATCCATCAAAGTTCTGGAGAGATGCAGATGATGCCCAGTTAATAAGCTACATTGACACCCACTACGGAACCTTCTCTGCAAGAAACTATGATGTAGCGGTAGCAAAAGTAGCTGACGATAGGTCTTATCATCCGATTCGTGAGTTTATTGAAGCACTCCCTGAATGGGATAAGGTACCGAGAGTAGATACCTTACTTATTGATTATCTAGGCGCAATAGACAACCCTTATGTTCGGGCAGTAACAAGAAAAACTTTATGTGCGGCTATTTCTCGTGTCCTGACTCCTGGCATAAAGTTTGATTCTATGTTGGTTCTAAATGGACCACAGGGTGTCGGAAAAAGTACCCTTATAGCTAAGCTGGGTGGGGATTGGTTTTCTGATAGCTTGAACTTATCGGATACCAAGGATAAGACCGCTGCAGAAAAGTTACAGGGTTATTGGATTTTAGAAATTGGAGAGCTAGCTGGACTGAAAAAAGCTGAAGTGGAAACCCTAAGGAGTTTTCTATCTCGCCAGAATGATATTTATAGAGCTAGTTTTGGCAGAAGGGCTACTCCCCACTTAAGGCAATGTATATTTTTTGGTACAACTAATGCTGAAAAAGGCTATTTACGTGACACTACAGGAAACCGTCGTTTCTGGCCGGTAAAGACTCCGGGGAATGGAACCAAAAAGTCATGGCAGCTAAAGCAGGATGAAATTCTTCAGATATGGGCTGAAGCTCTTACCTTCGTTAAGGCTGGAGAGAAATTGTACCTTGATGCCAGTCTTGAGAAACTTGCAAAAGAAGAACAGCGAGAAGCTATGGAATCAGATGAGCGTGAGGGTTTGGTACGGGAGTATCTTGATCTGCTTTTACCTGAAGATTGGGACACCATGGATTTATATGAACGTAGGGCATATATCAATGGAACTGAGTTTGGTGAAAGCAATAGGGTTGGTGTTCGGAAACGAAAATCTGTTTCTAATATGGAAATTTGGTGTGAATGCTTTGGAAAGGATCGAGCCAACCTTCGAAGAGTAGATGGTAATGAAATATCAGCTATTATGGCGAGTATTGGAGGCTGGACAGGTCTCGTTAAAAAAGAACGTATCCCGCTTTATGGACCACAGTGGGTTTATGTTCCAAAAGAGTAATTCAGTTTGGAACACATGGAACAATTTTTTCTTTGGAACAGATTTCAGCTGTTCCGGTGGAACAAAAACGGTCTTTTGGTACATCTCATCGGAACAGGCGGCAGCCCCTAGTAAGGTAGTCTACTTTATAACCTCTGTTCCATTGTTCCAATAATTATTATTAAAAATAATCCTAAAGACAAAAAGAAGAAATTACCTGCAGACGCGTATATACGCGCGTATAGAGACTTTTTGGATTTAGGGAACATGGAGGATATATGAGAGAAAAAAAGATTGAACAGCAACTGGTAAAAGAAGTGAAAGATATAGGTGGTATTGCACTTAAAATTGCATCACCAGGTTTTGATGGAATGCCAGACAGATTGATTCTTTTACCTAATAGAAAGCTAGCTTTTGTAGAGGTTAAAGCACCTGGTAAAACCTTAAGACCCCTACAAGAAAAGCGAAAAAGACAGTTAGAGGCACTTGGTTTTTTGGTATTCTGCCTGGACCATATAGATCAGATTGGAGGGATACTTCATGAAATACAAGCCTCATGAGTATCAGGTTTATGCCACTGAGTATATCCTCAATCATCCTATAGCAGCAGTGCTCTTAGATATGGGTTTAGGTAAAAGTGTCATAACTTTAACTGCCATCTTTGATTTAACACTGGACAGTTTTCTTGTTCGTAAGGTTCTGGTTATTGCACCGCTAAGAGTTGCCAGAGATACATGGCCTGCAGAGATTGAAAAGTGGGATCACTTAAAGGGTCTTAAATATACTTTAGCAGTTGGCTCTGAAGTAAAGAGAAAAACTGCCTTTATGGAAAGAGCACAAGTTTACATCATCAATCGAGAAAATGTAGAATGGCTCATTACAAGAAGTGGAATTCCTTTTGACTTTGATATGGTGGTAATTGATGAGTTGTCTTCTTTTAAATCTCATCAAGCTAAGAGATTTAAAAGCTTAATGAGAGTTAGACCCAAGGTAAAAAGGATAGTAGGACTTACTGGAACCCCATCCTCCAACGGATTAATGGATTTGTGGGCACAGTATCGCTTATTAGATATGGGACAACGATTAGGTAGGTTTATTGGTAGGTATCGGGAGGATTACTTTGTACCAGATAAGCGTAATCAGCAAGTGATCTTCTCCTACAAACCAAAACCAGGAGCAGAAGAAGAAATTTATAAGCTTATATCTGATATAACTATTAGCATGAAAGGGACAGATTACCTGAAGTTGCCGGACTTAGTTATAAACGAAGTGCCTGTAAAGCTTTCTGAAAAAGAAATGAAAACCCTCGATACGATGAAGCGGGATTTAATTACAAATGTTAAAGGTGAAGAAGTAACTGCAGCAAATGCAGCAGCTCTTTCAGGAAAGCTCCTGCAGATGGCAAATGGAGCAGTTTATGATGATCATGGCACAGTCCTTTATATACATGACCGAAAACTGGATGCATTGGAAGATTTAATCGAAGCTGCTAATGGCAAGCCTGTTCTAATAGCTTATTGGTTTAAGCATGACTTATCTCGAATACAAAAGCGCTTTGATGTAGAGGTATTATCTACCAGCGATTCAATCAAAAGATGGAATGATGGGGAAATCCCCTTTGCAGTTATTCATCCAGCATCAGCAGGGCATGGTCTGAACTTACAAGCTGGAGGGTCAACTCTTGTATGGTTTGGTCTAACATGGAGCTTAGAGCTTTACCAGCAAACAAACGCACGTCTTTGGAGGCAAGGACAAAAAGAAACCGTAGTGATTCATCACTTAATAGCTAAAGGTACCATTGATGAGCGTGTAATGAAAGCTTTAAATGATAAAAACAATACCCAATCTGCTCTGATTGATGCAGTTAAAGCTACACTAAAGGAGGTGTGATGCGATGAACATTGTCTGGCAATATTTAGATAAAAGAGCAGCTGCAATTAATGCTTTAAAAGATTACAGCAGTATGAAGTACATCATAGAACATACTGATGAGGACATTGCAAACCTCAACGAAGAAATGACTTCTCCAGCATCACCGGTTCTAAATGGGATGCCATCTAATAATGATCCAAAAGCAGGGGAGAAAAGGCTCATTGCTTGTATTAATGAAATTGATGTATTGAAAGAACGCTATCGACAAGCGCTGGAATACATGGACTGGTTTCAACCGGCATGGGATGCCTTATCTGATGATGAACAGTATGTGTTAAAGGAATTTTATTTGGATGATGAAAAAAAGCAGATTGATGCAGTTTATAACATATGCGACCATTTTAACATTGAGCGTTCTTCTGCCTACAATAAGAAGAATCGAGCGCTTCAGCATCTAGCTTTACTTCTCTATGGAAAGTAGTGAGTAATATCGTGGACGACTTTATCAGAAATCCATTATACAATGGTATTGTGAAGAACTGTAGAGAGCCTTCGTGGAAATACCGCGGGGCTTTTTCTATGCCTAAAAGGAGGTGCGAAATGCCAAAGAAACCTAAAAGACCATGTTCTTCTCCTGGTTGCCCCGAGCTGACAGATGGACGTTTTTGTCCGGAACATGCTAAAAAGGAAGCTTCTCGTTATGAAAAATATCAGAGAGATCCTGAGACAAGGAAGCGATACGGGCGTGCGTGGAAAAGAATACGTGACCGTTACATTGCAGCCCATCCATTATGTGAAGAGTGCAAAAGACAGGGAAAACTGACTCCTGCAGCTGAAGTCCACCATATCCTTCCCTTGGCTAGGGGTGGGACTCACGATGAAAGCAACTTAATGGCTCTTTGTACTCCTTGTCACTCAGCTATCACAGCAAGAGATGGAGACCGTTGGTCAACCAGGTAGGGGGGAGTCGAATCTCTAGAGGCCTTTAAGCGGACAACGGGCGGGGGGGTTCGCGCAAAAAGTCGCGGTTTCAAACGGGGTAATAACCCCTAAAAGAAAGAGGTGAGTAAATGGCCAAAGATGGTACAAATCGAGGTGGTGCTCGAATCGGCTCTGG